GCCGCCGGACGGTCCCGTACCGGTCATCACACCGCTGTCTGCCATAGCCATCTGCGGCGAAACCACCATATCCGCAGCCACACTGTTCACAGCCGCCTTTACCATTCCCCTGCTCTTCTCAATGCCCTCAGCCAAACCATTCATAAAGTCAGGCATCCAGCTCTCAAAATCCGTCAGAGGGCCTTCATCCGGCACAGAGAAATGCAGATGGGAACGAATCGTATTTGCCACATCCGTCACCGCACTGGCAACTGCACCAATACAGCTCCGGATACCATTTACAATGCCATTGATGATATCCGCACCCCACCGCCATCCGGCAGACGCAAGGCTTGTAATATAATTCACCGCATTCCCCAGTCCGTCCCTGATCGTATTATAAATCCCGGAAATAGTACTCCGGATTCCGCTCCACATAGCATGAAACGCATTGGAAACCGTATTCTTAATCCCGTTCACTATAGAAGAAATGGTATTCCGGATCCCGCTCCATACTGAACTGACCACACTGCGGATCCCGTTCATCACCCTGGTGATCACAGAACGGATACCATTCCATACCGCAGTGACCACGCTTTTTATGCCATTCATTACAGTCGTGATAAGCGCCCTGATACCGTTCCATGCAGACTGCAGAAAGGACCGGATCCCATTTACAACCACAGAAGTCACATTCCGTATGCCATTCCACACACTTGTAAAAAACTGTGAAATTGCGTTCCATACAGACACCACAGTCCCCTTCACTGCATTCCACGCACCGCTCAAAAATCCTGCAATGGCATTTACCACTGTGGTAAACAAAGTCTGGATTCCTGTCCAGAGCCCGGAAAAGAAATCCCTGATACCGTTCCACACAGACACCGCCGTATTCTGGATTGCCTCCCACGCCTGGGACAGGAAAGCAGAGATTGCCTGCCAGCACTGGATTGCAGTCTCCTTCACACTTTCCCACAGACTGATCCAGAACTGCCGGAACTCCTCATTCGTATTCCACAGATAAACAAAAGCAGCCACAAGGGCTGCAATAGCTGCAATCACAATAGCAATGGGATTTGCCAGCATCACTGCATTCAGGGCGCCAAAAGCCGTCTTCACCGTATTGATCACTCCTGCCAGCTTCGGCACGATCGTCATGATCGTACCCACTGCCGAGATCACCTTCCCGATAATGATCAGCACTGGTCCCAATACGGCTGCCAGCAAAGCAATAATCATAATGACCTGCTTCACACCGTCCGGCATGGCATTCAGCACATCCACCATCCCCTGCAGTCCGGAAACAATACTCCGCACCGCAGGCATCAGCAGATCCCCGAAAGAAATCGCCAGCTCCTGAAGCTGTGACTTCAGAATAGTCAGCTGTCCTTCCAGATTATCCTGCATGGTATCCGCCATGTTCTTTGCCGCATCCTTGCAGTTATTCACTGCCCCGGACACCTTTGCAATATCCTCCGGAGCCGCATTCATCAGTGCAAGGAACCCGGACATGGCATTCTTTCCAACCAGAGTCTCCGCGTTATTCGCCTTCTCTGCCTCAGTCATTCCGCCAAAAGCCACCCTGCAGTCAGCCAGGATCGCAGACAGGCTCCTCATGGAACCATCCGCATTTGTGGTAGCAATGGTCACATCCCCGATCGCCGCCCCCGACAGCTTCACATCCCCGGTCAGGTTGGTCATAATGGAACGCATGGAAGTACCAGCCTGGGAAGCCTTAATACCCGCATTCCCCATCAGCCCGATAGCTTCTGCCGTATCCTCAACCGAAAATCCCAAAGCCCCTGCAACCGGTGCACAGTACTTAAACGTCTCACCCATCATAGACACATTGGTATTGGCATTACTGGAAGCAGCCGCCAGCACATCTGCAAAATGTCCTGAATCCTCCGCAGTCAGCCCAAAAGCAGTCAGCGCATCTGTCACAATGTCAGAAGTCGTTGCAAGGTCTTCCCCGGATGCCGCAGCCAGATACATAATGCCTTCTATACCAGACAGCATATCCTCCGTCTTCCATCCGGCCATCGCCATGTAATTCATGGCATCCGCTGCCTCAGTCGCAGAGAACTTCGTTTTGGCCCCCATCTCCCTGGCCTTGTCCCTGAGCTTATCAAAATCAGATCCCGTTGCCCCGGACACAGCCGCCACCCTGCTCATCGCAGAGTCAAAATCAGCGGCAGTTTTCACCGCCGCCGTTCCAAGCCCTGTTACCACTCCCGTCACAGGAAGCAGCTTCTGTCCCACACTGGAGACCTTATCCCCCACTGCCTGCAGCTTCTCCCCGGTTGCCCCGATCTTCTGCAAAGCAGTTGCAGACTGCTCTGCCTGCTGTTCCAGTCTCCGCAGTTCCTGCTCCGTCTCAACGATCTCCCTCTGAAGCCCGTCATACTGCTGCTGGGAAATTGTCCCGTTCCGCAGTGCCTCATCCGCCTGCCGCTGCGCAGTCTTCAAAGTCTCCAGCTTCTCCCTGGTCTCAGAAACCGCCTGTGCCAGCAGCCTGTGCTTCTGCGCGATCAGCTCCGTATTCCCCGGATCCAGCTTCAACAGCTTCTCCACATCCCTCAGCTGACTCTGCGTATTTCTGATTTCAGTATTAACCCCTTTCAGGGCAGTCTGCAATTTCGTGGTATCGCCGCCAATCTCGACAGTGATCCCCTTGATTCTGTTCCCTGCCATACGGCTCACCCCCTAGATCCCATAAAAAAGGTACAAAAAAAGCACCTGCCATCCTGACAAATGCTTTCATCATTATTTTTATTTTTTTTCTTTCCTGAAACCTGGAACTTTAAATATGCTTTATAAGTTTTTTCCAATATTTTCAAGTTCTTTTATAGAATCCTTGTTTTTTGCAAGTTCATCACTGGCTGTTGCATAATATGATTTTTGGAAAATCATATCCCATGAAAGATATTTCGCCATGCAGTCGAACTGTTTGTCAATTAACTCATACTGGATACTGTCCACCGGGGATCCTCCCACAACGATTGTTCCAACTTTTTTATTTTTCAGCTGCAAACCGCGGCAGTAGCACTTATCAATGATAAGTTTCAACTGCGCAGACATTCCCCACCAATATACCGGAGTAGCAAAAAGAATCACATCTGCAGCAGTAATTTTATCAATCGTGGGATTTGTATCATCCTGATCAATACATCCTTTATAACATTGACAGACCCCACATCCCTTACAAGGTGCTATATGAAGTCTGTCTGGTTGGATGATTTCAATCTCATTCTTTTCTGATGCCCCTTTTATAAATGCGTTAATCGCCGTCAGCGTGTTTCCCCTTCTGGCACTTCCGTTAATAATCACAATTTTCATGTATGTTTCCTCCAGCTTCTGATTTCATGAAATCATTATACCCTTTCTGAATCATCCTGTCACCATATTTCATCAGATCAGAACCTGTCAAAATCCTCCTGTGTGGCAACCTGTCTCCATCCCTTATACTCATCATTCCTGCTTTCCACAAACATATCATTCACCATGCCAATGGTCAGCAGATCCAGATCCCGGATGGAAATCCCCAGCTGCACACACCGGAGAAGAAACAGGGGAGTTGTCATTTCACGGTCTGTTGCATGAAGTTTTTTTTAGCCTCTACATCCGTCCTGATGTTCATTCCCCACAGATCGATCAGCTTCGGCAAAACCTGATAAATACTGAATGTATTAAACTCATCCAGCCAGTCCTCCGGATTATCCGGGATAGACGGATCCGCATGTTTCGCCATCACATACGCAATGTTCTCAAACATCTCAAGTGAAAACAGATCCAGTGAGGACTTTTCCGGATCCCCGTCCCCGATACTCTTTTCCAGCACAGATAAATCCTTGTAGATATCCCTCTGGAACTTAATCCTGTAAATACGCGGAATGGCGGCAGAAGCTTTAAAAGCAACCGCCTTCCCGTCAATCTCAATCTTCTTCATCATGCTCATATCTGAATCCTCCTCAGCTCAGTGCTTTTCCATTTCCTGCAGCATTCACTACAGACTTTCCACTATCAGAAGCCTGCAAAGAAGCCGGATCCGCAGCCGGCAGATACACCGACTTATACCAGTCTGCATAAACAGTTGCATCCGTAGTATCTCCTGTCTTCGCCTTCACCTTTCCATCCGCCAATGGTGTAGCCTTGATAGTCAGTGTTTCTGTCTGCACTTCCTTTTTCTCCTCGTTGGTCTTGCCCTCGATCTTCGGACGGGAAGCCGAACAGTTATACATCACGTGGCGGATATGGCGCACATCCCCGTCAAACTCAAAAAGCAGGGCAAACAGTGCCAGTTCTGCGTCCGAGTTTTCAATCAGAACGCCCTTGGCATCCAGCTTCTCTCTCAGCACATCCGTTCGGAAACTCTCCGGAATCAGTGCAAGCTCCAGATCCCCGTCATAACCCATATTGTTGTTGATCACATAGTACGCAATGCCATCTGCATAAAAATTCTCCGGCTCCCCGTTGGCATCCAGGGACAGTGATACGGACCCCGGAAGCGGCACTGGTGCTGCATAGGACACCGCCCCGTCCTCCCCGATCGTCAGTAAAGCGTAATGCGCATTTTTCAGGTTATACTTCACCTTGTTATTCTTATCAGACATATTATCCCTCCTCATATAATCAAGTGTTTTTTATTGAAAATTCAAGGTTTTTCAACCTTTCATATCTCAGTGAATAAGCCACA